ATCCAGTTGATGTTCATCGCGGTCGCGGCAGCGGTAAAGCCGTTGGTCGCGTTGAAAGTGAAGGCGCTCTTGAGCCGAGCCGAGGGAACGCGGAACATCGGGATTCCGTCGAGGGTCTTCGTCTTCGTGCTCAGGGAGCCGTTGACGAAGGTATCGAGGCCGATGTGCTTCTCGATCTCGGTGGACTTGTCGAGGATCAGCGCGGCGGCGTGGGAAATGGCGATCACGAGGGGCTCGCTCTCGCCGATCACGTCCTGGATCGCCTCCACGTCGGCCTTGATCTGGCTGTAGACGGTGGCGACGACCGGAGTGTACGCGCCGGTTTTCAGCGCCTGGTTGGCGAGGGAGAAGATGGTCGAATAGCGGTAAGCATCGACCTCGGGAACGACCTTCGTCCGCTGGAACTCGCCGAGGATGGTCCCGGCGCCGGCGACGAAGTTGGTCTCGTCGTAGTCCTGGGCGTCGAGGTTAAATTCCTTGCCGCGATCCTGGGTAAGGGTCTTCTCTTCCCAGGTGAGCGTCACTGCGCCGTCAGGGAAGCCAGTGGACCGGGAGTAGGTGCCGAGCCCTTCGACGACGATTTTGGGGATCTGTACCTTGTTCCCGCCGTTGTAGCGAACCTGGGAGGCGTTCGCCTCCATCCAGGCCGTGGTCGAGATTTCCATGAACTGCTGGTCGAGGCCCGCCTGGAAAATCTCGGCATAAGAAAGCACGTTCGCGGTAGCCATTGTGCTCTTGCCTTCGGGCCAATAAAAAAGCCGGGGTGAACCCGTGGCCCTTACCTGATCTAAGCCGTCCATACGGACAGCCGAAATCTTGGATAAAGGACCAAGTACCTCACCCCGACCTTTTTCCGGCGTCGGCAACCGGCAACCCCGCCTAGAACCCTAGGGGGCGGGCGCCCTGCGAGTGGTGTTCCCCTCGCATTCACCTACATCGTAAGCACCAAAAAATCATGCTGTCAAGACCACAATTGTGTCCTATTTACTTTATACCGAGCGCGGCGTTAAAAGCCGCCTTCGCCGCGTCGGCCTCGGGCGTCGTCTGCGACTTCACCTTGGCGCCCAGGTTCGGAGCCTGGGGCGCCGCCGCGTCCTTGAAGTACGGCCGCTTTTCCAGCGCCTTCTCCACCTTGGCGGCCATCGTGTCGCCTTCCTCGCCCATGGCCAGAGTAATGAAATCGTCGACCTTCTCCTTCGGCACTCCGAGCGCCAGAGCCTCCGCTTTGGCCTCGGCCTTGTTCGCCCTCGCCTCGGCCTCGGTCTTGGCCTTCTCGGCGGCGGTGCGGCCCTCCTTCTCCTTTTCCAGCTCGGTCTTTTGGCTGTCTCGGAACGCCTTGAACGCGGCCATGTCGTCCTTCACGTTCCCGGACGGCTCGATGCCGTTTTCCTTGAGAAACTTTTCGACCGCTTCTTTCCTGGCGCCGGCCTTCATGTCGTTGACTTGAGCGTCGCTGTACTTTTTCTCAGCGGCCTCGGGCGGAGTTGCCGGGGGCGTTGCGGGCGGAGTCGCAGGCGGGGTAGCGGGGGGAGTCGCCGGGGGAGTGCCGCCAGCCGCGCCATCGGCCGCCATCCGAAACGAATGCTGGAACATTTTGGTGGGATCCATTATTCAATCACCTCCTCGTAGGTTTTTTCGAAAACTTCTGGCCGGCAGGAACTGAATCCGCCGTCTTCATCACGAATGACAAAATCGCTCGGCTTCACCCAATAGTGGCCCACGCCTGCTTCGATGATGAATCTCCTATTGGTCTTTTCGTCCGGGAATGGGTAGATCGGGACTCCGTCAAGATAGAGGTGCTTTTCCCCTGCCTTGTAAGCGTTCACCGCATCCGGCTCAAGGCCGAATTTCTTGCAGAGCTGGTGAAAACCTTCTTCGGTTCCGTCCCATTTCTCCGCCTCAATCACTACCGGCTTTTTCCTGTATTTCATACGTTGACCTCCTTGGTCTCTTAGTCATAGACCTGTTCGCGCCCGCGCTGCCGGGTGCGCCCGGTCTCCTCGATGAATGCCCGCATCGCGGCCTGACGGTCGCGCACGAGACCCTTCGCCTGGGCGAGCGCCCCTTCGTCGCCAAGGGCTTCGTACACCCCGGCCTGGCGCTTCGCCGCCCTGATTCCTCGCTCGATCGCTCTCTGCTGTTGGCTTTCCTGGTAGACCCGAGCGTTCTCCGCTCTCTGCTCGGGCGTATCGTCCGGGCTGTAGGTCTGCCGCGAAATGCCAGGGAAGAACGGATACTGAACATGGCCGCAGTTGATGCCGAACAGCCCCGCCGGCTCGCCGTAGGACGTTGAACTAAAGGCCGGGTACTCCTCGGACTTGCCGGAAAGCGAATAGATGCGGCCCTGGTACGGTGCGCAGAGCGCCCGCGCGCCCGCGTGGGCCGATACCTCGATCAAGTCCGCGCCGTATTCCTGCGCCCGCTCCATCTGCACCTCGGTCGTGACCTTGCGCGTGTTGGAGCGAATGACCATGTTCGCGTAGGCTTCGGTCGTCCACTGGCGCCCCGCCTTGTCGACGATCGATGGTATTCCGGCCTCGCTCCACTCCCTGACCGCCCGGACTAGCGCCTCATGCCCGGACATTGAGCTGGTGAGGACTTGCGCCGTCACGCGGTTGATCGTCGAGGTGTAGAGCGGCCCGGACTTCTCAAGCATCGTCGCCATCGCCAGGTTCATTTGGCTCACGGCGTTCTTCTGCCAAGCCGCGATGGTCGCCCTAATCGCCGGGTCGGCATCGAGCGGCACGGCATCGAGCAGGGTAGCCCCGGCCCCTTTCGCCCGTTTGAACGTCGCCTCGCCGCGCAGCAGGGCATCCATCGCCGCCTCGTCTACCTCGGACATGACCCCGGCCTGGATCGCGTCGCGGTAACGGCGCAGCACAGCCGCCGCCTGGTCGTTAAGGGCCCCGAGCTTCGTGAGCTTTTCGATCTTCCAGTCCGCCGACGCCACGGCACCGCCCCGCAAAAGGCGGGCGATGTCCGTGAGGATTTCGGTCTCGGCGGCGTAGAGAAGATCGGCGGGGTTCATGCTTTCATGGCCTCGTACTTTTCGAGCCGCATGTAAAATAGTTCAAGAGGCGTTTTCCCTTTTCGATCTTTCTTTGCCAGGTGAACACGATGGATACGCGCCAAAACCCTAGGCTTCCAAGTAGCGATTTCCTGCGGCGTCGGCCTGTTCATTTCTTCACCAGCTCAAGCTTCGGCGCCTTGGCCGCGTCTTGCATTTTCTTCTCGGCCTCCGCGCGCTCCGCCGCCATCCTGGCCCGCTTGCGTTTCAAGAAGCCGGGATATAGGAACGGCAGCTGAACATAAATCACCAGCCGCTCGGCGAAGCTGGCCGGCTGCCTGAACGCCAGGGTGTCCCGAACGAACCAGCGGTAGGCGAGGGGGTTTCGCCGCGGCGATATTCCCATGGCCTCCTGGTAGTCAAGCTTCCTGCGCGTCGGCTGGCGGTTCCAGGTGTCCTCGCAGAGCTTGTAGATCTGCCCCGCGCTCATGGCCGCCAGCTCGGGCGGCGACACCGGCTTGAGGCGAAAGAACTTCACGAGCTTGTCGTATTCGACGAGCACGTTCTTTCGGTCTCGATCTGCTTTCTGCCCCTTCTCGTGTAGCTTCAAAGCGTCCTCCTTATGCGCCCGCCCCGAAGAGCGAGTCGCTTGTTACCGTAGCCGTTTCCTTGGCGATCTTCGCGGCCATGGCCGCCGCCGCCGTCTCGTCGATGCCGTGGATCTTCTGGATCGCCGTCGCGCGGTCGACCAGTTTGTTGTTGAACAAGTCGGTCCAGTAGGTCGCCTTCGAGTTGCGATCCTCGATCACTGAATCGTCCCACTGGATCGTCGGCACCTTGGCCTTGTCCGCGCCCGTGATGCCGTAGAACGCCCCGAGTTCGTTGACCACGCGGAAGAGCTTAATCAGCCCTTCGGACAGGTTCGCCCTGAATCCCTGCATGGTCTTGTAGGTGTGCGAGTTGTCCGAAATGACCTCGGTCGCGGTCTTCACGCTCTGGCCGTCGAATGAGAAATAGCCGGCATCGAATCCGGTCTGCATGGCAAGGATGTCGAGGTTGGTCTGGATCACGGTCTTGTAATCGTCGGGGTGCAGCTCGTTCGAGAGATTGACCGGCTTCATCTTGTCCGCGTCGTCGCCCTCAAGCCTCAAGTACACTTCCTCGTCCGGGTCGAATCCCATGCACTTCTTGCCGTTCTCGTCGTAGTAGCCCCGCATAACCGTTCCCGGCAGCGCGACGCGCGGCTTGCCGAACACGACATCCATGTGCATGGAGTCAAAGGCGGTATCGATCGCCTTGAGCGTGTCGAGAGCGTTGGCGTAGAGGGAAATGCCGAGCGGGCTCTCCGGCTCGATGTTGTTCGCCTCGGGGTTAGGGATGTACACAAAAAGCGGCGTCGAGATATCTTTCGGGATGGTGGTCTCGGGTTCGAGGCTTTCGTCGAACTGCGACAGCGCCACCTCAAGCCCGGTCGTCTCATCGAAAACCTTCTGCGTGATCGTGTAGCCGCCCTCTGCGGCCTTGCGGTGCGTCTCCACCCTGACCAGCTTCTTCTCGCCGATCGCGCGGCGGTCAACAAATGCGCCCTCGGTAATCTCGGTATTGTCCCAGGCGAGGGGGATGAAGCTCTGCGCCTTGACGAAATCGAGCGCCAGAGTGTTCTTCTTCTCCGCCCCTTCGCCCTTCGAGCCGAGCAGCACCTTGAGCACCTGGCCGCCCGTGGCGCCCGCCCATTCGGTCGTCTTTCGCAAGTTCTTCCAGAGGTCTTCCTGCTTGATCAGCGCTTCGACCAGCGCCCCGCCGTCGACGGTAGGGGGCTCGGCGAGGACCAGCCCCGCCATTTCCGAGCAGAGCACCTTTGGCATGTTGAGGCTTAGGCGGGCACGGGTCTTTCTTTTGCTGGATGCCGTTACGTAGTCATACGACAGCCAGGGCGCCTTGCAGCGGTAGATTTCCCACCACTTCATGATGTTGTCGTCGGCGCCCTTCACCTCGGGCGGAATGACCGATAGCTTCAAGACATTGACGAAAAATGCAATAACCTTGGCCCATATTGATTTCATAATGCACCCCTCATTTGTTCGAGTAGTTGGCTTGCGTCGCGCTCGGTCGAGTACTCCATGGCGTCCAGGCTGTCGATGTTCGTTGATCCGTCATCGAGCCGTTCGTCGTTCTTCTTCGGATCCCATACCGCGTTTTCCACGGCCTCAATGGTCTTCGGGCAGTCGCGCATGATGAACGCCCGCCCCTGGCTATAGAGCACGTCATAGAGCCTGATCCGGTCGATAATCGGGCGCTTCATCGCGTTTTCGACGTAGATCCCCGCGTTGCATGAGTTCATGGACTTGATGATGAGCTGTTCCGCGGAGTCGCCAAACGCCCGCTCGACCGGGGCGATTTCGCGCGCCATCATGACGAAGGTCTTCCAGGCCGACAGGATCGATTCGACGGACTTGTTGAGCGAGTCGTAGTGTTCTTTGACGGTAACGATGGACAGCTTGCCGGCGGCGTTGATGAACCAGCCTGTCGCGCTGAACGTCGTCGCGCTCTTGGAGCCGCCGAAGTCGGCGCCCAGGGTAATCTTGAAGATGCGCTCGCGTTCGTGTCCGCGCTGCAGGCCGGGCAGTTCGTAGAGGACGTTCCCCGGCTCGCCCCGCTTATTGTTGACGAAGCTCGTATAGATTCCGCCCTCGGCGCGGA